CAAACGCTATGAGGCTTTACAGAAACACGCTGCTGCTGCCGTTGGTCCCGATATTATCCTTAAGAAAGATTTTGTCGAAGACTTGAGCAGCACTGCGTACGGATTGTTTAGACAGCTAACTATCTTGTCCTTCACTTCCTTTTCTCCTAACGATCACTCGACCAAAGAGGTCACCTCCCGTAAAGGGGGTGGCTTATCGAGTTTAGACCGTTGTCCACACCTGCACCATAAGTGGCGCAGTACAATTGAGAATGATGATCCTAAAGTCCCAGTCAAACCTGGAACAGGGCGAATTTGGAAATCCCCTTCCCCAAAAACAAGTAATGTCGTTACCACCCCCTTGGGTGTTTTACGTGAGATAAACTCAACTTGTAATGAATGGAGGGAGAATTCTTTCAATCGCATTCTTAGCGAATCAGAGTCACATTGTGACCTTGATGCTGCCATGATTGCGCTTGAAGAACCGAATAAGGCCCGAATCATCGGTGTACTTAGTTCCCATTTATCCCAACCCTTGCTTCCCATTAAAGGAGCTTGGATCGGTTTATGGAAGAAGTTACCCCAAAGCACTATGAGGCACGACGATTTAACATCGCGAGTGCAATTATTGTTGTTTTGGACTTTTTACCAATCACACTTTCCTCAAGGTGTGAGTTCCCATTATATCCCGATTGATAGATATGTGAGCGCCGATTACTCTAGCGCTACTGATTTAGTTTCCCGTCAGTGTTCCATTGTAGTGAGTAATTGCTACCGTGGTTTCCCTGGATGGACATATGTCATCAAATCATTTGAAGATGGTGGGACTTGCTCCTATGAAAAAAACAAATTCCCCGGTACATTTGAACCACTGAAACCAGTGCCTTATGTTAGGGGTCAACAGATGGGACACGGTCTCTCATTCTTTATTCTTTGTTTAACCAACCTATGTTGCCTAAAAACCGCCACTGAGCGGTGGAGGCTCTCTACAGACGTGAAACTTCGCGAACTTATTGTTCAGCGAAAGATTTCCCGTACAGAGGCTACACAATTATCCGCTTTTCATGAGCGTTTATGTAGGCATGTTGTTAAGACATCAATGATTAATGGTGATGACCTCCTATTCTGTTGTCCACATTCCAGTTTTTGGACTACTGATCTCGCTAGTATTTTCGAACAAGTGGCTCTTGAAGTCGGTTTTGAATTCTCTGTTGGCAAGAATTACATCAGTGATCACAGTATCATGATGAACTCTCAAGCCTTCAAGAAGATTTCCAAACCCGACGAGCCTGCTTTTTTTCGGAAATGTGGTTACTTGAATCAAAGAGTTTCCCTAGGTTCTGTCGCATCAAAGAAAAATTTAAACACGCCCTTAACTGCGGCTGTTTCATTATCTAAGATGCTTAAAGACCTTCCTCGGGCCTCCTCATTCATCACCACCTTGCAGAAGCGATATCCTGTACTTGACAAAGTTCTTCCTTAAAGGCCAATGCTTTCGCC